GTAACTTCTCGTGCGAGTTCAGACAGGTCTAAAACTGAAAGACCGAAAACATGGACTCCTCCATCTTCTCTAGATGCACCAACTGCGCCGGATGGATTCCGACATAGGTGGATACGGGCAGAGAGTTTAGGATTTCAAGATTCTAAAAATATCTCTGGAAGAATAAGATCTGGTTATGAGTTAGTGAGAGCTGACGAATATAAAGATACTGATTATCCCGTAGTCACTGATGGTAAATACGCAGGAGTGATTGGGGTCGGTGGCCTTTTGCTCGCAAGGGTACCTGAAGAAATCGCGCAATCTCGAACTGAATACTTCAAAAAACAATCTGAAGGTCAAGAAGAGGCAATCGAAAACGATTTAATGAGGGAAGAGCATAAGAGTATGCCAATCAACGTTGATAGGCAGTCTCGCACAACCTTCGGTGGTACAAAGAAAAGTTAATTTTCTTAACCTATCCGATTTAAATCAACCGTGACTGGAGGTCCGCAAGGACAGGTCACATAAGGAGTAATAACATGGCTAATAGAAACACAGCCGGTTTTGGTTTTAGACAATCTGGGACGTTAGGTAACACACCTGCGACTCAAGGTCTTTCTCAATACTGGATTGATTCTGCAGCAACAGTTGATCTTTTTAACGGCATGGCGATGAAATCGTCAGGCGGTTATATGATTACTGGTGAAAGTGCAACTACCGTTACAACGATAGGTGTTCTGTACGGAATCTACTATAACGCAGCTTCTACTAATAAACCCACTTGGGCGCATTGGTATGACGCAACAATTACTCCAGCAAACAGCGAAGACACACAAGCGTTTGTTAATGATTATCCTTTCCAAAAATACACAATAGCATCAGATGCAGCAGTAGCTGCAGACGTTCCTGCTGCTCACGTGAAATTTATGGAAACGTTTTCCGTGTATGCAAATACAGGTGGAAGTACGTCAACAGGAAAATCATCAACAACACTTGACATCGGGGCAACACATGCAACTACACACTCTTGGAGATTACTAAGAAGTGCTGAAGAAACAGAAAACAGCGACTTAACTGCTGCGTACTGTTCTTTGGAAGTTGTATCTAACTTGTCCGAATTTGTCGGGTCTGGAACTTAGGAGCATAAAATGGCAATATCAAGAGCACAACTCGTTAAAGAGTTAGAGCCAGGCCTGAATGCACTATTCGGTCTGGAGTACAAAAGGTATGATAATCAGCACGCTGAGATTTATACCAACGAATCATCTGACAGAGCTTTCGAAGAGGAAGTAATGTTAAGTGGTTTCGCAAACGCAAACGTGAAAGTTGAAGGGTCTGGCGTAAATTACGACCAAGCTCAAGAAACTTACTCGGCAAGATACACGCACGATACAATTGCTTTAGCATTTGCTATCACGGAAGAAGCTATCGAAGATAATCTCTACGATAAAATTTCTTCTAGATATACAAAAGCTCTAGCAAGATCTATGTCTAATGCAAAACAAGTGAAAGCAGCAGCACCTTTGAACAACGGTCTACCAACAGTAGATGGTTTTGATTCAGGTGATGGTGTTTCATTATTTAACACTTCACACACAACTGTGTCTGGAACTGCTGTTAGTAATACACTTTCTACGCAAGCAGACTTAAACGAAACATCATTAGAGCAAGCATTGATTGACATTGCTGCATTTACTGATGAGCGTGGTCTAAGAGTAGCAGCTAAAGGAGTTAAAATGATAATTCCTTCTGCTAATCAGTTCGCAGCTGAGAGATTGTTAAAATCTCAAGGTAGAACTGGTACAGCTGATAATGATATCAATGCTGTCGTATCAATGGGAATGGTTCCTCAAGGTTATAGAGTGAACAATTTCTTAACTGATAGCGACTCATGGTACATCATTACAGATGTCCCTAACGGTATGAAAATGTTCACTAGAGCACCATTGGCAACTGCAATGGAAGGTGACTTTGATACTGGTAACGTTAGATACAAAGCTAGAGAAAGATACTCGTTTGGAGTATCTGACTATAGAGGTATCTATGGCGTTGAAGGTGCG